TTGACTGATAAATACTCAGGACCAAACTTAACAGTTTAGGAGTTTAAATGAGTAGAGTAGGCATACAATCAAAAGGAACAAGTCCGATTCTTTTAAAAGACGGTGGTATGCCTCCTCGTAATAAAAAGAATTTTCGTTCTACTAAAGCTGGAGCCGGTATGACACAAGCTGGAGTCCAAGCTTATAGAAGAATGAATCCAGGATCTAAACTTAAAACCGCAGTAACCGAAAGTAACCCTGGACCTAAACGGGCAGCTAGAAGAAAATCATTTTGTGCTAGAAGCGCTGGTCAAATGAAGATGTTTCCTAAAGCTGCAAAAGACCCTAACTCTAGACTACGGCAAGCTCGTAGACGTTGGAAATGTTAATACGAGATGAGCAAGGGCATTTACGTAAAAGAGGATGATCAAGATTGGGGTAGTTCAGGAATGAACAACATCCAACCTGTACAAGAAGTTTTAGTACACAAACATCTAATTGTTAGAGCAGAAGCTGTTAATCCTCCTATGGTAGAACAGCAATTAAAAGATTGGTTATGTAATTTTATTGAATCTATTAATATGAAAGTATTAATGGGTCCTTATGTTATTTATCATGATGTACCAGGTAATAGAGGTATTACAGGAGCTGCGATTATAGAAACATCTCATATTGTCATGCACGTATGGGATGAACCGTCTCCAGCATTAATGCAATTTGATGTATATTCTTGTGGTGAATTTGATCCTGAAACTATTTGTAAAAAAATTAAAAAAGATTTTGATATTGTAAAAATAGAATACAAGTTTTTAGATAGAGATACAGAATTAAAAGACATATCAGGGGGTATGAGTGTAGAAAAAAATAGATTAAAAGATTTAATTATAAAAAACAATCAAGAAAAGGAAAAACAAGATAAAGAAAAATTTTTATTAAAAACGAGAAAAGAAGTAGATATTAATAAAGATGGTTCTGGATATACTATTAAAGAAGGGCCAAACAAAGGAAAGGTTTTGGCTCATATACAGATACCTACTAAAAATATTTAAAGGAGGATACCATGAAAAGATGGATCTTAAGAAAACTTTTAACTTTTTTTGGTCGAATGGAAAATAAAATTTGGCGTGAACTTTATGTATGTAACAAAAAAAAACCAAAATGAAGATAAACGAAAATACCAACATAGCATTACCAATAAGAAATTTAGTAGCCATTGTAGGTGCGGTAGCCTTAGGAGTGTGGGCTTATTTTGGCGTTATTGAAAGACTGAATAACTTAGAAACAAAAAATAAATTATTTGAACAAGATTTATTAGAAGCTTCTAAACAAAAACCTATTGATCAAGAACAGTTTATGTTAATCGAATACTTAACAAAACAAGTAGAGAAACACGGTAAATTGTTAGAAGAAAATATACATACTGGGGTTATGTTAAAACAATTTGATAAAGAAATTGAAAGATTAAAAAAAGATGTAGAACGTTTAAAAGATGCTACACGAGATATTAAATTTGCAAACGGAAACGGAAATGGTAAGCATTAATGATCGAAATGGTTGTAGCTTTATGTTTATTTTTGAATGATACAATGATAGAACATTCGCACAAAGAATCATTATCTGAATGTTTAGAGACGAAAAGAAAAATAGAACGTAATACAGATAGTGGTAATTCACATGTACAATGTTCTGTAGTGAAAGCAAAAGTATATGTGGATCAACATGGAATTAAAAGAATACAGGAGATTCAAAAACATTAATGAAATTAAAACCAAAATATACCATTCCAGTTTTATGGGTTATTATTATTTTTTGTTTTTTAATGGCGATAAGTTGTGTTAAAAAAGAAAAATATCCAAATAAACTAGATACTATTGCAGAAGCTTTATCAAAAATAAAAAAATGAAACATTGTATTTACAAAGTTTATATGAGTTTCTGCCTATTGTTAAAAGATTGTAAATGTAATAAACTTGAAACTATAGATAATTGTAATCCATTTAAATATACTCTATGAAACTTTCCGCAAATTTTCAATTAAGTGAACTGGTTAAGTCACAGGTTGCAGAGAGAAAAGGAATTCCTAATAATCCTTCTCCTACTCATATTGATAATCTTAAAGCCTTATGTGTAAACGTGCTTCAACCTATTCGATCTCATTTTGAAGCCCCAGTTATTATTTCTAGTGGATTCCGTAGTGCGGAACTTTGTATTGCGATTGGATCCAAACCTACATCACAGCATGCCGAGGGGAAAGCTGCAGATCTAGAAGTGGTAGGTGTGGATAACAAAGAATTAGCTACATGGATTAAAAACAATTTAGAATATGATCAAATGATTCTTGAGTTTTACCGAGAGGGAGAACCGGATAGTGGCTGGATCCATATTTCGTGGAACGGTGGCGACAATAGAAATTCTTCCTTGCATGCTTTTATGGAAAATGATAAAGTAAAATATAAACCATGGTAATATCAAGAGCACAACTTCCAAAAGAAATTGAAGGCAAACTAAGGGGTGCTAGAAAAGGAAACAATGATAAGAGGAGACAGCTCCGATTACGATCTACTAGAAAAATGGGCAAAAGAGTTACCCAAGGAAAATAAAGAATACATATTAAGTTGTGAAATAGGAGTCAGAGAAGGTCTTGGCTCTAAAATTATTTTAGATAATTTACAACCTAACCGACATATAGGAATTGACCCTTACGGTAATTTAAAGTATCAACATTATGATCACACAGGAGCCTACACTTGTGATTACACCGAAGAAATGAGAACTCAGTTATTAAAAGATATGTCTGATTATAAAAATTTTAGTCTATTCCATATGAAAGACACCGACTACATGAACTGTTTTGCAACGATGCCTGATGTATATGACTTTGTACATTTTGACGGTCCTCATATGACTAAAGATGTAATGACAGAAGCGGTATGGTTTGCTAATAGATGTAGATTAGGATCTAGATTTGTGTTTGATGATTATACTAAATATAACATGGATTTAATTTCTAATGTATTAGCTCACTACGGATTTAAAGTAGTACAATGCGGAAACAATAAAATATGCCTAGAGAAAAAGACACCTTAATTACTCTTCCAACTTATCAAAAGTTTTGGATCCATACGAGACATTATGGCCATGATATAGTAATTTGGTCAGATACTGGTAAAACGACTATACAATGTATATGGCCAGATAAGAGGAGAAGTAATGATGGAAGAGTTGAAGAAAAAAAGCAATCCAATAGCAAAAACACTACGGACTAGACGATTCCGACCAAAAGTGGTATCTTCAAAAAAGATTTATAACCGTAAAAAGGATAAAACAACATGGAAATAGTAAAAAAAATAGCTTGTGCATTACTTAGTGCAGTTAAATGGATAATTTGTAAATTATTTAGAATTATTCCTTGCAAATGTAGCCATGACTGCAATTGTAAGAAGGAGAATAAATAATGAAAGGCTATCACAAAACAAAAAAAGGAACCATGGCTAAAAAAGGTCTTTGGTACAACATTCAACAGAAGAAAAAAAGAATTGCAGCAGGTAGTGGAGAAAAAATGAGAAAGCCTGGAACGAAAGGCGCTCCAACAGCCAAAGCTATTAAAAGAAGCCAAGGGAAAAAATAATGCCTAAAGATTTAAAAGAAGAAATGAAAAAAATAAGAAAAAAAGTCTGGGATAAGAATAAAAAGAAATACAAAGACTTTGGTACATTTGGAGAAGATGAGTTTTTAAAACAGGATAGATTACCAGGCATGAAATATGGCGGAACAGTGCCTAAAGAACAACAAAAACCAAAAGACTTTTATGAAGGGGAAGGATATAAAGGTTCACCTGATATGTACCCTGATTATGAGGAAGATAAAAAAGATATAAAACAAGGAAAAAAACCTCAACACATGGGTATGAAAAAAGGCGGTTTGTCGCATGGAGATGTCGGAGGAGCTTTTGGAAAAGTTTACAAAGGTAAAGCAAAAGATTACAAGTCTGTTGTACCTATTACTCCCCCTGCTCCAAAACCTAAACCAGATCAAAAAAAATATGGAGGAGCCATGAAAAAGAAACCTATTAAAGCAGCTTTAGGAATTTACGCTGCTAAAAATTTAATGGAAAATTCTCAAACAGCTAGAGATGTTGCTTCCAATATGGGAATTGCACCAAGAATGATTGCTGAGAAATACCAAAAGAAAGAAGATCAAAAAACACAAGGTATGAAAAAAGGCGGTCTTACTGGAGGTCAAAGAAAACTTGACATCAATAAAGACGGTAAAATTTCTGGTGAAGATTTTAGAATACTAAGAGGAAAACAAAATAAAATGAAAGGTGGCGGATGCGCTATCAAAGGAACTAACTTTAAAGGAGTATTCTAGAAATTTGAGGGTATGGTAATATGGCTACATCTGGAACTACATCGTTTGATTTATCGATTGATGATATCGTAGAAGAGGCTTACGAAAGATGTGGTATTCAAACTAATGCTGGTTACGATTTAAGAAAAGCTAGAACTTCGCTTAATATTTTATTTTCGGAATGGGGTAATAGAGGTATCCATCTTTGGAAAACTGAATTACAAACTCAAGCATTAACTGCAGGAACTGCAACGTACACTACACCGTCGTCCACGAACGATGTGCTAGAGGCGTATATCTCTACAGCATCTGCTTCTGGAGCTTCTACCACAGATCAAACATTAGCTAAAATAGATAGATCTACTTATGCAGCTCTTCCGAACAAAGGATCGCAAGGTACACCTTCTCAGTATTATGTAGATCGTCAAAAAACACCTACGATTACTTTATACTTAACTCCAGATGCAACTACTTACACTTATTTAAAATATTATATTTTAAAAAGAATACAGGATGCTGGTGCTTATACCAATAATGCTGATTTACCTTTTCGATTTATACCATGTATGATTTCTGGATTAGCATTTTATTTATCTATGAAATATGCTCCTGCAAGAACAGAAGCATTAAAATTATATTATGAAGACGAATTAAAAAGAGCTTTGGATGAAGATGGACAGAGAACTTCTGTGTTTATTTCTCCAGCAAACTACTACCCAACGAGGACATAATGGCATTTGCAAAAGGTAAACGATCATTAGCAATATCCGATAGATCAGGACAAGCTTTTCCTTACACAGAGATGGTGAAGGAATGGAATGGATCGATTGTACATATATCTGAATACGAACCAAAACATCCTCAATTAGAACCAAAAGTATATGGATCCGATCCTCAAGGATTATTAGATGCTAGACCTCAATATTTTCCACCGAATCAAATTGGTGGTGGTAATATGGTAGTAACTGCTTATCCAGATCATGGACAAAGTGATTTAGCTTTTACTTCTAATGGTATGAAACCTAATAGCTATACGAAACCTGCTATGGCAATGTATTTAGCTCATGTAACAGTGGAGATATCTTAATGGCAATTACTTTTTCACAATTATTAACTAAAGTTAGAGATTATACAGAAGTTAATTCTACCGTATTAACGGATTCTATTATCGAAGGCTTTATTACAGATGTAGAGATTGAAATATCTAGAGCTGTAGATGGAATGGATGTAGATAGAAAATATTCTCTTTCTTCTTTTACCGCAGGAAATAGATATTTAGTATTACCAGGAGATTTATTATATTTACGAGGAGTGCAGGTATTTGATTCTACTCAATCAGGTACCCCTAGAGTTTATT